ATGAAGAACGCAGTCGTGCTTCTTTCCGGCGGCATGGATTCCGCCGCCGTCATTGCCATCGCCCGTGAGCAGGGCTTCGCCGTACACGCCCTGAGCGTGCGCTATGGCCAGCGCCATACCTCGGAACTGGACGCCGCCGCGAACGTGGCCAAGGCGCTCGGCGTGGTCGCGCACAAGACCGTCAACGTGGACCTGCGCAGCATTGGCGGCTCGGCCCTGACCGATGACATCGACGTGCCTGAAGCGGGCGGCGAGGGCATCCCGGTCACCTACGTGCCGGCGCGTAATACCATCATGCTGTCGGTGGCGCTGGGCTGGGCCGAGGTGCTGGGGGCAAGCGACATCTTCTGCGGCGTCAACGCGGTGGATTACTCCGGTTACCCGGACTGCCGCCCGGAGTTCATCCAGGCCTTCCAGACCCTGGCCAACCTGGCGACCAAGGCCGGCGTGGAAGGGGCGGGCATCCAGGTGCACGCGCCGCTGCAGTTCCTGAGCAAGGCCGACATCGTGCGCGAAGGCGTGCGCCTGGGCGTCGATTTCGGCCTGACCGTGTCCTGCTACAACGCCGACGAACAAGGCCGTGCCTGCGGCCACTGCGACGCCTGCCGCCTGCGCGCGCAGGGCTTTGCCGACGCCGGCGTGGCCGACCCGACCCGCTACGTCTGAGCCCGGATTCACACGGCGGGTGTGACAGGCCGCCAAAGTGGGTTAGAATGCGCACCCCCGGCGCAAAGCCTGGGGCAGCAACGGGCCGTTAGCTCAGTCGGTAGAGCAGAAGACTTTTAATCTTTTGGTCGAAGGTTCGAATCCTTCACGGCCCACCAGTTGCGAAAAGGGTTTCGGAGCGATCCGGGACCCTTTTGTTTTTCCGCAATCGCTAATTTTTTCCGCAAAAGTTACCTACGTGCCGCAGCCTTGGCGGGATCTGGCAGTGGCTAGAATTCGGCGTGGCCCGTCATCGCGAGGATGTTGGATCCCTCTCGTGCTTTGCTCCACTGCCATCTGCCGTCATTTGGACGTTGCTTGATGCCGGCGACAACGAGGCTCAGAGAGACCAGGGACTTTCCCCGCGAAAGCTGTCTTTCCAGACGATCGAATGCTTCTGGTCCTACTCGATAGTTGGCCTCGATGGTGCCTGTCGAGTCTTCAGCGTGTACTGCTACCGCGCGCCCGAAAGGAGGCTGCGACGCGGTCGCTGCGCGGGAAATCGTGAAGTTCCATTGGAACTCTCCGATTTCTTCATGAGCGTCGTTCAGTAGATCAAAGCTTCCAGCTATGTGGGCGGTCAGCCTCAGTGAAGGCTGCTCACCGACCTCAAGAGGAAGCTCCAGTTCGGCGGAATCGATAATCAGATGAAGCGTTGGGTGCACGGCCAGCTCCTTTTGACTCGGTGGGTAAATCCTACCCCCCTGAAATCGGGCACGGAATAGCCTAGCCGGACGGCGTCGATTGTTCCCTAGAAGGAACAATCACCGCGTGGGTGATACTTTTTCGCCTTTACGCTTGCGCGTATAGCTCTCGGTCTGCAGGACCGAGGAATGACCCAGCTGCTTCTGTGCTTGGCGAATGTCGGCGGAGGAATCGGCCTTGTCGGTGCCGGCTTTCGCGCGCAGGTCTCGGAACTGAAACGATGCCTTCGGGACGCCAGCCGCTTCGCGCGCTGCATCGAATCGACTCCGGAGCTGCCCCTTGCTCAAGGGTTGGCCGTACTCGTCCAGCAGCAGAGAGGTGTGCACGATCACGGCCCCCTTTTGCTTCCCTCGCCTCTTGAACGACCTCGCGTTGAACCGCGCGAGTAGGATGGCCAGCTCGCCCTCCACGGCAATACGCAGCTTCTTCCGCGTCTTGCTCTGGCTGATGTGCAGGTAGCCATCCCGGACATCACGGCGGTCCAGGCTGAGTGCATCAGATGGTCGCTGGCCGGTTAGGTAGGCCAAGTCCAGAGCATCCCGCAGCGGTTGGTCAGCAGCTTCCCAGACAGCACGGTAGACGTCGTCTTCCACGTAGACGTCTCGGCCCGTCTCCCCGTAGCCACGCACGCCCTTGCACGGGTTCTCAGCGTCGGTGAACCCCCATTCGCGGCACATGTTCCATAGGTGGCTCAGCAGGGCTTTCTCACGGTTGGCGCTGACGGTGGCCACGGTCCCATGCTTCGTCCGCCAGTCCAAATACTGCCGCACGTGCAGCGGTCGAATCTTCGCCAGCGGTGCCGGAGGGTTGCTGAAGAACCTCTCCAGATTGGACAGCTCCGTCAGGTTGACCTTGGCGGTGGATGCACGCTTCCTGGGAATGACCAGTTGCTTGTACCTGGTCGCGGCATCTTGGAAGGTAATGATCTCCGGCACCTCGGACGCGCACGCCTGCAGCTCTGCCCATTTCCGGATGGCCTCGGGGTAGTTCTTGCCCAGCGAGGTCTCACGGCGGGGCTTTCCGCCGTGGTCGAAAAAGTAATAGATGGTGCCGCCGCGCTTGCGCTTGCGCAGGTTCGGTATTGCGCTCGGATCCTTCGACCGCCTTCCCATTACGCCGCCGTCCTCAGTGCATTGCTGGTCCAGCCTTGGGTCGATTCTGTGCCCGCCTTGGCTGTGCCGTCCACTGCCGACCACAGGACAACCGGCCAGCCGGCCGCGTTGACGGTGTGGCGGACGCCATTCTGGGCCAGATTCTTGATCTGGCCGCGCTTCGTATGCGCCCCGGTAAGGGCGGCAACATCGCCGTGCGCCCCAGGCGTCATCAACTTCTCACCCCCGGACACGCTGCACCCCTTTCCCGATCTGACACGCAGGGGCAGCAAGGCGGAGGGGGATCTGCACGACATTGTTGGCCACGGCTTCCATTGCGCCCGCTGCCGGCTTCCGCGCGCTGCGGTCGGGGCGGTTCATTCGCCGCCACTCGGCTGCCGCGGCGTCGGCGTCGGTGTGCCTGGCAGTGTGCCGGCAGCAGCACTCCACGAAGTGTCCACCGCCGGCAGAAGAGCCGCGCATGTCGAGCATCAGGCGCGCGCTGTGGCCAGCTGCGCAACGAGGCAGGGGCGTAGCCGGCGTAATGTGCTTCTGGGTCATTGGCCTACTCCAGACGTTAACGTGTTCAGTAACAAGCGATTGAGCGAAGTGGACTGGTCAGCGAGACTGGGGCCGGGGAGTAGTCGAGGTGGCAAATGGCTGTCGCAAGTGCGCCTGAGTCGTTCCATAGCGTTACCTTGTCCGTGGATGGGCATGCCTACACAGCGAATATCTGGCGGGGAGGGCATTCCCAATGGCGCTTGCTTTCTGTTGATCTGTCCGGAGAGCGCTTCGTCCAGATGGAGAAGCGGGACTACGAGTCCTGTCACGCGGTCTTGGAAGCAGCTGAGCTTGTCGCGAGGACGTTTGCGGACCAGCTCCTGCAGTTGAAGAAGACTGAGGGGGCTGCCTGACGTTCGCCGAGAACGAATGGTCATAGGCCTGCGTTCCAGGGTCACGGGCGAGGTCGAGTGGCCGTTCATGCCGCCTTTCCCTGCTGTAATGACACAAAGGAACGGCTCGCAGCCGCGGAAGCAGCAATGTGCTCGCCCCATTGCGCAGCCATTGCCGCGGCGATTGCGGGATCAAAACGCGATCGCTCCTTCTCCCTATCCGGGCCTGGTGGCATCTTGTGGCACCGATCCGAGATCTTGCCGTACTCCCTCAATACCTGTGCTTTGGTGTGGCTCGTCGCAAGCGTCGGCAACCCCTTTAGCCACAGCGATGCGCCCTTGGTAAAAGGACTGCCGAAGTCATAAGGTTGCACGGTCTGAGTTGGACGCCCGAGCACACTCATTGCCAGACCGTGAGGCTTGGAGTTCTCTGCGGCAATGAACTCGATGGGGGCTGCCATCAGGTCACTGAAGAGCAGCGCACCCTCCAAGAAGTCACGCATCCGCGTCGGCCACTTCGGGTGCCTGCGCCGGTCGGGTTGCTTCAGTTCGGAATCATCGGGGTGATACATCCACCGGATCCCAGCCAAGGCGTTGAAGGTGCAGTATGGGTGGCAGACCATGGCCGACCACCGACCCGGCTGTAGATGTTTCCGGATGTCGTCCTGGATGTGCCACCGGGGATCGCCTTCGCTGGGCCGAAGGTCGCAGGAGTAGACCTCAAAGCCTTGGCTACGGAATGCCGACGCCACGGTGTCGCTGTACTCGCAGCCAATGAGGATTGGTAGGAGCTCAGCCATTGCTCACCACCTTGAACTCGATGACCCATACCCACGGGTTGCTGTCCCAGTCGCCGCCCGTGCTGTTCCAGAGGTTGATGAATCCCCGGGCGTGCGGGACGTAGTGCTGCCAGCGCAGCTCACTGGTTTCAGTTGCGGCCGGCGCACCTTCTGCGATGGCGTCGGCCTCGCTGATTGCGTGCAGCCGCTCCACGCGCACCGCGGTGATCTCCAGTATCAGGCGGCAGGCCCAGCGCGGCATGTGGATGGACGGCACGTTCCCGCGCGCTGCAGAAGCCGGCATGTACCAGTCGTCGTCAATGCGCTTCTCGTTCCACCAGGTGTACGGGATCCATTCTCCGTCCGCCGCATAGGTGACACCGAGGCTGTCGCAGTCGCAGGTATCCATGGCGCAGCTGTGAATGGTCTGCGGCCGCCACGTCTCCCGAACCCACAGCAGGTCGCCAGGTTTGCCGAAAGGGCATTCCCCAATGACCTGCTCGCGAGCATTGGGCCAAAGCCAGCGATCGGTTCCCTTCGCCTTCTGCACGGCGAGCATCGGGCCAACGCCTGGAACCAGCACGGATCGCGGCTGATGTTTCATCACGCGCCGCGTCTGGGTCTTCTGTCCGGCCAGGATGGCGCGCACCATCGGGCCGTTGAACAGGAGGGGGTGCTCACGCATGTGCCGACTCCTTTGTAATGGCAGAATTGCAGTACGACTTCAGGGGGATCTCGGTATGAAAGAAATTCGCTCCATTCATGAATTGATTCGTCGTCCCGTGATCCTCGGGCCCGTAGCTGCAGCGCTCGGTGGAGGCGCGGCGGTATGCATTCTTGGTATCCCCGAGCTTTGGAGCAGCGAGGCTGCCGGCTGGGCTTCTGCAGTTGGCACCACTGCAGCTGCAGGGGTGGCACTCTACGTGGGCCTGGCCCCGGAGCGCGCTCGTCGCAGTGCAGCCTACCGCCGCGCTTGGGCGGTTATGCAGTGGGCTGAGGGAGCGTTGGGAACTCAGCTTGTCCATTTGGGACACGCTATCGAGCTGATGCGGCCCGATCTGGTTTATGCGGAGGAGCGTCGAAAACTGTGCTCCGAGCTTGATATTCTGGATGCCGGGCCTGTCCGCATGTTGGTGGACTACTTCGACGCGCTCGACGCGGACACGATCCGCTCGGCTGGGCGCTGTGTAATAGATATGGAGCGCGCGATTCAGACTGCTCGCAACATAAAGAACGTCCAGGAAAAAAGCGTTCTTGACATGGACGGCATCCGTGACATTTTTTTTGATGTGTACATGTCGATGGATGACACACGCATGGACTTCGCCAGGCTGATTTACGGAGCCGTCGAGCGTTATCCCGAACCAATTGAGGTGACAAAAGCAAGAGCCGTGGCTGCGGCTAGAAAGTAGTCTCACCGATCCTTCTCCGCGGGCGTCAGGGCATTGCAGAGGCGCTGGGCCAAGGCAGCACCGTAGCTGTAGGCATGTGTGATGGGGGAAGGTCCGAGCGGGCCTGACTCGCACGCGGTCACAGTCTCGTCATCGTCCAGGCGTACATCGGACGCATGTACCGGTGCGACCTCTGCCAGATCGGAATTCCTGTGGACTTCGCTGTTCACGAAGTTGACGCCTACGGCGTGTGCGTCGTCTGCCCTGAATGCGGCCGGCGGAACTACATTCACGCCCTCGGCGTCGATCCCGACGGCGTCCTGATGGTCGAGCAGATCGACCGACCGACGAGCCACTGAGGCGTCCTCGATCACCTTGGCCACCGGCGCATGCGTGCCGTCCAGATGGATGCACCCCTCTTCTTCGACGTCCACGCACTCGCAGTACAGGCCCGGCCCGCTATGGCCATGCTCGTTACGGAAGATGCGGACCTGGCTGCGGTCCTCAAACGGCAGTGCAAGCTCCGGTGAACCCGCCATCATGAGCGCTCCGTGCAGCTGGCAGGCTGTCAGCTCTATTCCACCAGCGTTGTAGGGCGGGGCGGCCACGGGCTGTGCAACATGCGCGGCTTCGCGGCACATCGCGGTCCAAACCTCTGCCGCCAGACGATCTCGGTTGTCGTGAGTGGCGTAGGCGATACAGGCACCGCCGGCTGAGCGCATATCTTCGTCGGACTGCAGCGGAACGAGCGCCCAGCCCTCCGGGACCACCACCAGCGGGATGCTGAAGCAGCTGTCGCGGTGTTCTTCGATCACCGCTTTCTCGCGCGCTGTGATCGCGCGCTCGCCACCGTCCCAGTACATGACCACGGAAGGCGACAGGGCTGACGCTTTGGGTGCTTCAATGCCGGTGCAAGGCGTCACCGATGACGCGTTGTGCTGTTCGGTACTCATGCTTTGCTGTCCTTTTCGTGTTGAGCGATGTCGTCAAGAAGAAACCTGGTCTGCTGCTCCCAGTTCCGGGCATCCCGGTAGCTGAGTGGTAGGCGGCTGGTGGCCAGGTCGTTCAGCACCTGCAGTGGTTCGCGATAGGCGGCGGGGCTGAACTGCTGTGGCTTCGGAGGCGGCTTGTAGCCGGGCTTGTGTTCCGGCTGACACACGTCGGTGGGGAAGCCGCTGTAGCAGCCGCAGTCCAGGCACGGGCCGTCATTCGGCGGCCAGCGGTGGTCTTTGGAGGTGTCGGGCGGCTTCGGGTGGGTGTAGAGCGCTCGAATCACGCGCTTCTCGCGCATGGCCCGCTCCACCTGGTTCCTGTCGTGCAGCAACACCCAGCCGCCGGTGCTGCCGTCGAATTCCTGCCACAGCACGGCCTTCTGCTTGCCGAAAATCTGCTTGAACAGACCTGTGGTCCACTCGCGCAGGGTGTCAGCGCCAGCGCCGTGGCTGCGGTTCACGGCCTTGCGCATGGCGCGCAGGATTGCGCCGACGGTGGGCTGGGGTGGGGCGACGTCGGTCACTTCTTCCCGACCTCGCGCACCTGCTCCATGATCTTCCCGAAGTGCGCGGCCTGGTTACGCGCGTAGCAGAACGCCACGGCGGCCGACGCTGCACCTGCGCCCACGAAGAAGCCGACGACGGCCCCGATCAGGAACGTTTCGTAGTTCATGCGGCCCCCGGGGAAAGTTCGTCGCGGAACTGGCGGTTCAGCTTCTGAGCGGCGGCCACGACGGCGTTGCCCGCGCGACCGGCGCGCTGCTCGGCGCGCAGCTGCGCGTAGAACTGGGCAGGGGAGAGGCCGGTGGGCCGGACGCTGTCGCGCACGGTCTGGAAGTGGCGGATATCGAACACGTCGGCGTTCATGCGGCACCGCCTTGGGCAGCAACGAGGGCTGCGTGGCGGCGCGCTTCAGCTGCCAGAACCCGGCCCGACGCCGCGTGCAGCGGAAGAAAGTCGGCATCGGTCACGGTCAGCAGGTCGTGAGCGTTCTTCCATGCGGCTTGAATGCGCGCCTGCGCCGCCCGGGCGGCGTTGTACTCGACGTCCGCCGCGATCAGTTCCGCAATGGCGGCTCTGGCCGCGTCGTGGTGCTGGAGGACGGTCTCAGCGGCCTGTGGCTCCTTCGTCGCCAGTGCTTCGCAGATGGTTCGGGTGGCATCCATCACCTCGACAACTCCGTGCCGTCGGCTCATGCCGTCACCTCGACCAGGTCGGAGTTGCCGCGTTGGATCGAGCCGGTGCGCAGGCCGGTGCGGATGGTCTCGCGGTGCAGCTCCAGGGCTGCGCTGCTGCCCTGGCGGCAGAGCTCGCCCCATTCGGCAGGCGTCAGGTTGATCTCGACGCTGCCGAACTTGATGGCGACAGTTTTGGTCGCGTGCACGGCAGTGGCCGTGGCGGGACCGAATGCGACGAAGGCTGCGAAAGCCATGGAGGTCTCCGTGCCCCGGCCCGGATGGGCGGTTACTGGGGCGACGGCTACATATTAGGAGTGGCTAATTGCGCTGTCAATAGGAGAGGCTAACTCTTATGTTAGGAGTGCTGAACAATCGGCATCCTGTTCAGTTTGCAATTGATTGCAACGCCCTTCGGTCTGCCGCCGCTTTCACTAAAGGTTCCGCTTGGAAGGTCGATGATTACGATGGAGTCTTCATATACGTAAGCGGAATCCGGCCGTTGACGCCCAGAGCAGTTGTGGTAGGCGGTCCACAGCGCTACTATCCGCCCGTTAGCGGTTATGGGTCATGGCCTACGCTGAACGTACACCCATGGAGGGGGCCGTTCCTTTCCCGAGCGGTAATGTGTCAATGATGAGACGCCCGATAGGGCACTTAAGGAGAGCGGGGCATGCTTGCTTTCGCATACGCTGAGTCAAACGCAACTGAGTCCGGGCCGGGCTTGGGGCTCGCTATCAATTTCTTCACCAAGACTGTCAATGGCGTGATGCGGGAGGCAGAAGCCTCTGTTACGCGTGAGGCAGAAGCCTCTGATCTTGCTTCCAGGGGTTGGAGGCGTGACGAGGTCGAGGCTTTAATTGCGGTGCTGGAAGATCGTACCGGAACGCTGCAGAACGCGGCCCAGACGACCGCTGCGTTCAGCAAAGCGGTTGAGGAGAGTACGCAGGACTTGGAGGCTTGCCTCGATCCCAGCAGTGACATGCGGGTAAATCTCGAACATCTCTTGAGCGAGCTGCCAGGATTCATCAATGTGTTGAAGAATCGGTCCGAGGAATATTGTCGTCGGGCCGATCATTTGTTACGCGTGCGGGTGTCTGAAACTTTTCAGAACGCCACAGAGGCTGCTGTTAGCCTGAACATCGCGTGTACAGACTTGATGACAACCATCAACTCTCACGTCCGCGAGCGTCAGCTTGCGAGGGCGAATGAAGCATATCGCAAAGCCGCTTGGTCTCGATTCGGTGAACGGGCCGAGGACGTGATTCAGCTCTTCGATCGGACATCCTCGCTGAAGTTTGACGATGCTTCTATCGCAAAAGACTTTGGTATCAAGGACTAAAGAGAGGGCGCGCAAGGATGAGCGTAGAGATGACCAGGCAAATGCGATCAAAGCTGTCCCAGCAGGGCAGTACGGTCGATCCGGATACGTTGATCCTGTCGTTTGAACAGTGGAAGGCCGGTTTGGCGCGAGGGGAGCTTTCTGTGTTCTTTGGCAAGGACTATCCCTGTCGAGAGCCTGTCATAGCGGGTCAAATGGTTTTGCAGCACGTACACGTAGTTCCGAACTCACAGAGCATAGAGTTCGTCAGGTGGATGGACGATTTTGAGAATCCGGACCCCAACGTTGAGTGCACAAGCAATCGTGCATTGGTGTATGCCGATAACGGAGCTGGTGACTATCTGCTCATCTATTTTTTGGATGATCCTCCCGGAGCGCATCAGACTTACGGCAATCGCAAGACAATGATGCACTTTGCAAGAATCGCAGATGAGTTCATTGTGCATGGTCGTATAGCGGCCTGAAAAGCCCCGCGGAAGCGGGGCTTTTTTTGTCGGGCGCATCCCAATTTAATGGCTAGAATCGGCGAAGCCCGGCATGCATCAATGCTTTGCCCAAGATCGCCACTTCGCCTTCGTCAGCCCGGTACGTCGGGAAGTCAGGGTTGATGCTCACCACATACATGCCGTCGCCACGCTTTTGCAGCATCTTGATCTGCGTTTCGCCACCGATGTTGATCAGGTAGTAGTCGTCGCCGTCGAAGTAGTCGCACGTGACATCGATCCAGACAATATCGCCGTCTTCGAGCTTGGGGCGCATGGACGGACCGCGCCCGGTGATGAGCTGGATGCGACCAGGTGCGGGGAGGTAGCCGAGCTTCTTGCGGACTTCCCATTCCGCGATCTCGATGGTGCGCACGACCTCCGGGAAGTCCTGATTCACCAACCCAACCCCCATTCCCGCACCCCCTTCGAACAGTTCGAAGCGAACATACCCGGGTGGGGTCTCAGTCTCTAAGATTGGTGAGATTGCGAAGGCGACAGGACTGTCGTCACCGCGTCCGGCCGGAACCATCACTCCTTTGCCGGTGGCCAACCACCCTTCGTCGACGTCCAGGGCTTTCGCAGCAGCGAGCAGGTTTTCCCCTCGCAGGAACTTGGCCTTGCCGCTGAACCATCCGTTGATGCTGGGGGCGCTGATGCCCACACGTCGTGCCAGCTCGGCTTTGGTGATCCCTGCGCGGGCGATAGCGGTGGTCAATCGGTCGGCGAGTGTATTCATTAGGTAAGGCTAACTGTCATTGAGTTAGGACTGGCTATTGACTCAATAGTTAGCTAGTCCTAATCTATCCAAATGGACAAGCCAACCGACTCAGAGATCATCGACCGCCTGGGTGGCACCACCGAGGTGGCCCGCATTTGCCAGATCAAACCGCCCTCCGTGAGCGAGTGGCGATCGACAGGCATTCCGCCGGCGCGCCGGCAGTATCTCGAACTGCTTCGCCCGGACGCTTTCGGGGTCGAAGCGGGCGAAGGCCGGCAGATCATCGGCGCACTGGTCGACAGCCGCATGAGCAAGCGCGCGCTGCGCGCTCGTTTGGGCCTGAGCAGCGATGCGCACCTGGCTGTGGTGCTGGGCCTGCCGGCGGACGAGGTCGCGGCCTGGCCGGAAGAGGGGAGTGTCCCCGCGATTCCCCAGGTGCTGAAGCTGCTGGGCGCGCAGGAAGCGCCGGCGGCTCCGAGCGAACCCGAAGACCCGGATGCAGACCGCATCGTAAACGTGGAGGCCGCCTGATATGCGCGCGCTGCCCGACAAGTGGAATCCCAGGCTGTGGCTCCGGGATTGGCTCAATCTGCCGTCGCAGCAGGAGCTGGTCCTGCGGGCCGAAGGAGAGCGAGCATCCAGGCAGTTTTTTGATGCGCTAGCGCAGAGTTCGAAAGTCGCAGACGAGCGGGCAGCGTTTGTCACTCGCCGGAAGATCGAATCCGGCTTCGAAGATCTCATTCCCCGGCAAGCTGGCCACGAGCGAAATCCAGCCACCCCTCCGCCTGCGCGCTCATCTTGTCGTCCGCCAGCTTCCCAATCGGACCATCTGCTGCCTGAGTCGCGCTCACTGATCGAACAAGCGCGATGTTCTGCTCGATCTCTTCCAGCAGTTCCATCGGCTTCGGATGCGTCTTGACTAGCGCCATCAACACCGCGTCCATGACCTGCATCCGAGCATACAGGCTCAGAAAAACCGGGTTTTCCATCAGTTCCATGTCGCCCTCCTTGCGGGCTGTGTTGTTGGCACATCCAGCGTAGCGCAAGGAGGGCGACGCCCTCGATCCCTGAGTTGATTTCGTCCATGCCTCACATGTTGGGACATGCCGGCGAAGCCCGAAACCTTGAAATACCAGCCCGCCCAAGGTGAACCAATGACCTGCCGCACCTCACCCCTCAACTGGCTCGATGTCCTCTACAACGCTGTGCGCGACACGCCCGGCGGCGTGCAGGCAGCGGCCGCATACCTGACGCAGCGCCGCGGCAAGTCGATGCACCCGGAGTCGCTGCGGTCGAAGCTGCGCGGCGTGGAAGGTGAGTCGGTGACCATCGAAATTGCCGAGCTGCTGACCGAGTGGATGCAGGAACACACCGGCGGGGCAGAGCGCGCGCTGGGCTGGATGCAAGCCCTGGCAGCGCAGTTCGGCATGAGCGCCGACGTGGTGCCGCCGGCACCGGAGGGCGGCTGGCCCAACGAAATGGCCGCCATCCAGATGAAGCTGCTGGAGATCACCAGCCGGGTAGGGAACCTGTCCGGAGCGGCGGTAGAGGCGCTGGCGGATTCCAAGATCACCAATGCCGAGGCCGAGCTAATGATCAGCGAGATCCGCGCGCTGCGCACGATGGCTTCCCGTCTGGAGCGCAACGTTGCGCGGGCCGCTGGCCTGTCGAGGGCTTCGAAATGAGCGCCCTGGCACGCAACACCGACAGCAGCACCAGCCATGAGGCGGCTGCGTACATCGTGAGCAACGGCACCCTGCAGGCTCAGCAGGAAGCGACAGCCTCAGCTGTCCGTCTGCACCCGGGCCTGACCAGCCTGGAACTGGCCGAGGTCACCAAGCGGTGCCGCTACATGCTGGCCCGCCGCCTGCCGGAGCTGCTGGAAGACGGCCGCGCGTGGAAGGGGCCGAAGAAGCCATGCCGGATCAGTGGCCGCAGCGCCCACACCTGGTGGCCGGTGGCCCCGGGCGACAACCTTGAACTGGCGGTCTGACGCATGTCCACGATCATCATGTCGGAATGCTGGCCGTTGCAGCAGTTGAGCGTCACCCAGAAGGCGGTGCTGATCTCGCTGGCCGATCAGGCCAACGACGAAGGCGTGTGCTGGCCGGCGATCAACACCATCGCCAAGCGCTGCTGCATGTCCGCGCGCGCTGTGCGTAGCGCCATGGACCATCTGGAGGTGGTTGGGCTTCTGGCCCGTGAGCGCCGCTTCAACAGCAGCAACGTCTACTCGGTCACTCCGAAGAACTACAACCCGGCCGCAGCTGCGCCGAAGGGCAAGCGTAAGGCCGCAAAGCCGGCACCTGCACCGGGCGCAGGCGGTGCGCCCCATGCAGGGGGTGCGCCCGATGCAGTAGGGGGTGCGCCCGATGCAGGGGATGGGGCAGCGGGCGCAGGTCTCGAGGTGCGCCCCGTGCCGCCTAACCGTCATATAACCCTCATTGAACCGTCAGGTGAACCGCCACTTCCGGCGGGCCTGTCGGCACCGCCGCCGGTGGTGGATTCGGAAGACGAACTGCAGGCCGCATGCCGGGTTACGTGGAACGCGTACCTCAAGGCATATGCCAAGCGCCACGGCGTGCCCCCCGTGCGCAACGGCAAGGTTAACGCGAACGTCAAGCAGCTGGTGAAGCGCTTGGGCCGCGACGAAGCCCCGCAGGTTGCCGAGTGGTTCGTCTCCGTCAACGAGCGCTACGTGGTCCAGAACATGCACGACCTGGGCACGTTGCTGGCGAAGTGCGAGGCGTTCCGCACCCAGTGGGCAACCGGTCGCCAGATGACCCAGACCAGCGCCCAGCATCTGGACCAGACCCAGGCTAATGCCGGGGCGGCGGACGATGCCAAGCAGCTGTTGCGCCAGATGAAGGGGCAGGCCAATGCTCACTGACGCCGAGCAGGAACGGCTGATCGATCTGCTGGTGGGCACCGCCGAGGTGATCGGCGATCAGCTGCGCCCGACCACGGCGGTGTTCATGGTGGCTGACCTGGCCGCCTACTCGCTGCCGATGTTGGAGCGCGCGCTGGCCAGCTGTCGCCGCGAGCTCAAGGGCAAGCTTTCGCTGGCGGCAATCCTTGAGCGGATCGACGACGGCCACCCAGCCCCCAACGAAGCCTGGTCCATCGCGATGCGTGCCGTGGACGAGCGAGCGACGGTGGTGTGGACCGAGCAGACCCGCGATGCGTGGAAAGCCGCGCTGCCGCTGGTCGACGAGGACCGGATCGCAGCTCGGCAGGCGTTCCTTGAGGTCTATACCCGACTGGTGAAGGAAGCGCGCGCTGCCCAGCGTACCGCCGTGCACCAGCTGTCGCTGGGCGCGGACGCCGCCGGGCGGGACAGCGTGCTGACGCAGGCCGTGGCCGCTGGCCAGCTGGAGCATGAGCAGGTGGCCGAGTTCCTGGCGCTGCCGGCACCGTCGCCCGCGTTCAACCCGGTGGCGTTACTGGCCGGGCAGGTCGAGGCATCGGCGGGCGCTGATGCAAAAACCCGCGCGCATCTTGAAGAGCTGGCTCAAATTTTGGGCTGTGTGAAAAAGGAGAAGGCCGCATGATCGATAGCGAATTCGGACAAGCGCGTCTTGGTAGGGGGCGCTTCACTCGGTCGTCGGTGTCAAATGCTCGGCCCGCCAAGAGAGGGATCGTTGGCGGCGGGATTTTCGATTGGTACTCGAAGGTACGCGGCAAGAGCGGTATTGAGTTCAACAGACCTGTTGCTCAGCGTAACTGCGGAGTTCTGGCACTCCGCAAACAATTCCTTGGCGTCCAAAGACGGGTTCCCCGACCCGGTTTCCCGGAGCTCTATGTACTCCTCGCAGCCCGTGATAAAGACGGCTGCGGTCGCCTGGAGCCGTACCAATATCTTCATGTCGGCGTCCTTCAAAATGAAGTTGACCCTCAGAGTTTCGATGCCTGTGACTGTGGACATCGCGCTTCGAATCCTGCGATCGAGCGAGTGGGCTGTCTCTCTGTCCCTGATCAGGCGGCTATCATCCGGACGCGGCAGCTCCTTGAGAAGTATCCCTGGCATTTGATACGCGGATACGAGAGCACTCAGAGAATGGACCAAAGCGTCATGGTTCTGATCGGCAAGGGCGGCAGCGTTGCGCACTTCGCTCAAACGAAGCTTATGCGCAGCATCCGCAAGGACAAATGCGCCTGCGCCGACTACCCAAGTGCCGATTGTGCCCGCCCAACCATAGAACGCCGGTTGTGCGAGGTACTCGGAGATCGATTTCGCTGGCCCAAAGGCGAAAGCTCCAACTACGGTGCCGCAGCCCAGCGCGATAGTCGATGCAATGAGCGTATCCCGTCGGTGTGGGTCCATAGCCTCAGCTCCAGATGTGCCTGTCCATCATTTTATCGCCATCTTCTGCGGGAGCGGGCAGGGGCGGATGTCGCCCTGCTAATGGTGTGCGGCAGCCGGCAGCGATTCGGGCCATGGCCGGAAATGCGAATAGGGGGCGAGCACGCCAATACCCAGCTGGAACCAGTGAGTTTCAAGCACTTTCCCATTGGAAGGGCATTGCGCTGATGTGGTCCAAGACTCCCTCTCCCACCAAAGAAGAGGCTGCCCGGATCGAGGCGGCCAAGGTCGGCCCGTGCATGGCCTGCCTTTCGCTGGTTCTGCAGCAGCTGCTGGAGCCGGGGCTGGTGGTGTACGGGTGTGACTACAACCACGCGAAGTCCGGGAACCTGCGGCGCGGGCATCTTTTTGGCTTCGCCCTGTGCAAATGGCACCACATGCGGCACCCGCTGGAGGGAAACACCTTCGCGACGATGCGGCAGATCTACGGCCCGAGCCTGATGGATGGCTCGCGGACCTTCCACGAAACCTACGGCACGGACGACGAGCTGATCGAGCAGCAGACGTTCGTCATTGAACAGAGGAAAGCGGCATGAAGAGCAACACCAGCACGAAGGCAGCACGCGCTAAGCCGCGCCGGACGAAGGAAGAGCGCGACCGCCAGGTGGGCATCAACGGTCTGGCGGCGAAGACGCCGCGCAAGCGCGCCGCGTCGCGCGCTGGGACCGAGACGGTCGAGCAGTTCGAGGCCCGCGGCGGTCGTGTCGAGATGCTGCCGTCGGTCTGGAGCCGCGCGGCATGAGTGAGCGCGCGCTGGAGCTGGTGCTGCCCTGGCCACACAAGGATCTATCGCCGAACGCTCGCCCGCGCTGGCGAGACAGGGCGAAGGCCGTCACGAACGCCCGGCAGACGGCGGCGGTGCTGGCGTTCGAAGCCGGGTGGAAGGGAATGCAGCTGCCGCCGGGCAGGCTGCACCTGTGGGTGACGTTCTACCAGGCTCCGGGCAAGGCGTTGCCAGACGACGACAACATGCTGGCGCGGTTCAAGGCGTACCGGGATGGCATCGCCCAGGTGTTGGGGATCGACGACAAGCGGTTTGTGAGCCATCCGTTCGTGCACAGCGAGCGGCGGAAGGGCGGGCAGGTGGTGGTGCGCATCACGGGCGGGCCAGAGGCATGACCCGGCGCACCTATCGGGACCAGCAGGCGCCTTCAGCGAGCGGCGATCACATGGTGCTTCAAATCGCCTGCCAGCTGGCTATCCGATTCGTCCAGCGGGAGCCGACAGTGGAAGAGCTCCAAGCCGACTACGGAATGAGCCGTGCCACAGCGTTTCGGTGGCGCGGTGCGATCCGGGCAGCACGCGGCAACGTGGGAAACGGGAAACAGGATCACCATAAGGGGAACGAAAATGGGTAACGCGCGCGAGCTGATGGCCCGACTGGGGCCGACGACGGTGAAATTCGACATTGGCCGCGGCGGGAAGCCCGACCTGACCAATCAGGACATTGCCGCTGCACTGGGGATGGTGCCGGCCGGGCTGGGGCGCGAACTGCTGGAGGCGTGCTGGTGGCCGGACGGCGCGGCGCTGCGCCGGCACAAGCTGCGGGACGCGGTGATTGCGTTGGTACGGCCTGAACTCAGCCAGCAGCAGCTCCGGTTGGCAGACGCTCGCACTTCGCTGGGGATCGCCCAGGTGTGTATGGGCTGGGGCGGGGTAGTCACCGCCGCGCAGCGCGCCGCACGTGACCAGGCGACAACCCAGCTGGGTCAGGTCAAGGCACAGTGCTGGCCGATCAGCACGCTGGAGTCGCTGCCAACCCTGGCGGCTGCAGTGATCGACGAAATGACCAAGCGGTCGGAATGTGTGGCGTGCGCAGGCAGCGGGCAGAAGCCGTCCGGGGAGCTGCTGGTGAGCTGTGCCGCATGCTGCGGGAGCGGTCAGGGACCGCGTAGTGACCGTCGTCGCGCGGCGTCGCTCGGCCGGGACGAGGCGGCATATCGCCGCAGCTGGAAACCGGTATATGAGTGGATGCTGGGCAAGATGCAGGAGGCGGAGCAGGAGGCGGCTTGGCACATGCGCGCGGCACTAGGCCAAGCCGCTTAGGCAAGAGAATCAGCTGCCGTCGATTGCTCGGATGAGGCCGGTCACTGCTGCGGTTGCCTCCTCCTCGGTTGCCACGATTTCCAAGGTCTGACCACCAATCAAAAAAACATCGAACTGGCGAGCATTGGGCCTACCTGAAACAGGGCGAGGTTCCGAAACGCCCGACACGTGGTCGATCCGTACGCTGTAATGCCTATTGATCCGGTGCATATTCCATCCTTGTGGTAGGTGCGGAGGTGACACCTCCGCACTTTTACCAGTAAATTTCTACCATCGCACGCGATCATGCCCGGCCACCCAGCCGGGCTTTTTCTTTGCCCGCTTCCCAGACCGGATCAACCCTCGCGCCCAGCCGGCAGCGGGGCGGGCACCCAACCGAGACGACCATGGCACGAATCACTCCCCAACAGGCTGGCGGCGTGAACGTCGTGGCGTTCCTGGACATGCTGGCCTGGTCAGAGGGGACCGACAACGGGAAGCAGCCGACCAAGGACCATGGCTATGACGTGGTGGTGGGCGGCAAGCTGTTCACCGGCTACGCCGACCACCCGCGTTTGCTGGTTCCCCTGCCGAAGCTGAAGATCAGCTCCACGGCGGCCGGTCGCTACCAGCTCCTGTCGCGCTACTTCGACGCCTACAAGAAGCAGTTGGGCCTGAAGGACTTCTCCCCCTTGAGCCAGGATCTGATCGCCCTGCAGCAGATCAGGGAGCGGCGCGCGCTGGACCTGATTAAGCAGGGCAGGATCGAAGCCGCGATCAATGCAGTGCGTAACATTTGGGCGAGTCTGCCAGGTGCAGGGTATGGGCAGCATGAGCGGAAGCTGGCTGACTTGGTGCGGGTGTATCAGCAGGCTGGCGGGGTTGCTGCGTCATGACTGAAGAGACTGTGCCGTGGTGGATGGCGGGGAGTCTCGCGGCGTTCTGGATTGCACGTGAAACATGGGGTGCGCTGTTGTCGCGCCGCAAGGAGCGCACCGAGACCGACGCAAACGTCGACCTGTTGAATGGACTGGTGGAGCGAGTGAAGACCCTCGAATCATCGCTGACTGACATGTCAAAGAGGCTGGAGGACGAGGTGCGCCTCCGGATGCAGGCCCAGGAAGAGGCGCACAAACTCCGACTGCGAGTAATGACCCTGGAAAGCGCCATGCGCCAAGTCGGTGCTGTCATCCCGCCGGAGTCTCAACTGTGAGCCGAGTTGCCATTGCAATTGCCTTGTTTGTGTTGTGGACCGGCCTGGTCTTCTGGCTGGGATCTGCGTTCACCGGGCGGGGTGCGGACGCGACGGCGTCAAAGAAGGAGACCGCCCAAGCTGTTGCGGCGGTTGCACAGATCAACGAAGTACGGGCGGAAGAGCACTCACAGGCCGCCAAGTTGTCCGCCATTGGAGCTAAGCATGAAGAAGATCGGGCCGCGGCCTCGGCCATCCCTGATGCTGTTGTGGCTGGCCTGCGCGCTGGCACTCTCCAGCTGCGCGACGACCTCGCGACCTGTAGCACCGCTCGCCTGTCCGAAGCTGTCGCCGGCACCGTCGAACGTGATGCGCACGCCCAACTACGAGCATCGGTTGCGGGAGCTGCTGTTCAAATCGGTCGAGACGCCGACGACCACGTCAAGGCAGGACAGGCCGTCATCGCCGCAGACCGGGCCGAGGTGACGCAGTGAGCGGTGTGGAGCAGCGGGTTGAGCAGCTACTGCTCCTGGCTGAGTCCCAGCAAGCCATGTTGGCAGACCTGACCAAGATCGCAGGGCAGCAGGCAGAGCAGATCGGTCTACTGGTTCAGTCGGTCGCTCTGCTGATGGGCGAGGAACTGGGTGCGCCGGCTGGTGACGAGGAAGAGTCGCCCAGGGTGGATTCGGACGGGCATCTGTACTGATGCCGCGGCGACCACCCCGGCATCGACCGCATGCCGGAGCGGTGAAGCAGCATGCACCGCCAGAGCGGAACCGCCAAGCGGACCGCGAGTACGCCACCAACTCCAGCTATTGGCTCCGGCTGCGCGAGCGCGTGCTGGCGCAGTCGCCGCTTTGTGTCACATGCGCGGCAGCTGGCCGCACCTGCGCCGCGAGTCACGTCGATCACATCGACGGCAACAGCAGAAACAACGACCTGAGCAACCTTCAGGGGCTGTGCCGGCCGTGCCACAGCGCGAAGACCGCGCGTGAGGACGGCGGGTTCGGGAACGTCCGGCGCGCCCGCGTTGTTCCACGTGTGGAACGCTGAGTGGCCGCTTCTTAACGAAAAATTAACATTTAGGGGTGGGGCGGGTCAAAAGTTGAAGCTGAACGTCTTCCGATACGTGCGCCCAGCTTTTTATTTGCACCGTCAGTTGGAAAAAACCATTTTTTGAGAGTGCAGCCGTTGCGCTGCTGGAACGACCCATGGGCAACCCTCGCAAACCGACATCGCTGAAAGTGGTGGCGGGGACTGACCGCCCAGACCGTGATCCGCCGAAGGCGGTAGATCTGCCGCTCGTTTCAGACGTCCCGCTGGCACCGGACTGGCTGCCGAATGCGCATGCTATCAAGGAATGGGACCGTTTGGCTCCGATCCTCCACGCGAACAAGCTGCTCACCGAGGCCGGCCTTTCTGCGCTCGGCCAGCTCTGCGCGCTGCACGGAAAAACTGTCCAGCTGTACGCGGCCGGCGAAGCGCCGGTGGCCTCCATGGTGGCGCAGCTGCGCGGGCTGATGAACGACTTTGGCCTGACGCCGGTTGCCCAGGGCAAGGTCCGCTCGTCGGGCGAGGCCGACAAGACCGGTAACGCCTTCGCCAACAACGGGGCAAAGCGAAAGACCGGTGCGTGACTATGTCGGAATCGCCACCGCCTATGCGGAAGAAGCGGTCGCCGACAAGAAGGGCAAGAGGTTCGGTAAATGGATCCGCCTGGCGGCAAAGCGCTTTCTGGCCGACCTGAAGCGGGCCAAGCGGAAGAAATCGCCGTTCGTCTTTGACGAATGGCATGCCTGCGACCCTTGCGACTTCATCGAGAAGCTGCCGCACGTCGAAGGCAAGTGGGCGCGCCCGGAGATCGAGCTGCACCGCTCGCATGTTTTCTTCGTGGTGCAGCTGTTCGGTTTCCGGAACCATGACGGCAGTCGCCGCTTCACTTCCGCCCTGTTTGCGGTGGCGCGCAAGAACGCCAAGTCCACGCTGGCGGCGGCGATCCTGCTGTATTGCCAGTGCTGTGAGGAGGAAGAGGGCGCGCAGATCATTTCGGCCGCGACCACCGGCAGCCAGGCGCGGATCATCTTCAACGTCGCCAAGCGGATGGCGGACAAGACGCAGGACTTGAAAGACGCTTTCGGCCTGCAGTGCTGGGCCAACTCGATCAGCCGCATCGAGACGGGGGCGAGTTTCAAGCCGATCAACGCCAAGGCCAGCACGCAGGACGGCCTGAACCCGTCTCATGTAGGCCTGGACGAGATCCACGCCCACAAGTCGGCGGACCTGTTGAACGTGCTCACGTCGGCGGCGGGCGCACGCAGCAACCCGCTCTGGCTTTACACCACCACCGAGGGGTACACCAATCCCGGGCCATGGGGTGAGCTGCGGCAGTTCGCCAAGCAGGTGCTTGAGGGCATCCTGGCCGATTCGGCAGACCACTTCCTGGTGGTGTTCTATGCCGTCGACGAGGACGACGACGAGTTTGACGAGACGGCGTGGCCCAAGGCCAACCCGCTCATGGACGCAAACCCGCATCTGTTGAAAGCCATCCGCAAGGAGGCTGTCGAAGCTCGGCAGATGCCGTCCAAGCTGGCCGAGTTCAAGATCAAGCGCCTCAATCGGCCGGCATCGTCGGCGACCGGGTGGGTGGACCTGGCTAAGTGGCAGAAGTGCGGGGGTCAGGTCGACCTCGATTGGCTGGAAGGCCAGCCCTGCTGGGGAGCGCTGGACCTGGCCAGCACGATGGACCTGACCTCATGGCGGCTGGTGTGGAAGGTGGACGGCATTTACTTCACCTGGGGCAGGCGCTTCGTCCCGGAGGACGCGGTACGGACGCGCACGGAGCGCGGCGTGGTGCCCTATGCGGGATGGGTGGCGAAGGGCTTGATCGAGGTCACGCCAGGTGAGGTCACTGACTACGAGGTCGTAGAACGTCGAGTTCGCGAGGACATCGACAGATTCCAGCCTCAGGCCATTGCCTACGATCGCTGGAATGCGGCCGAGATCAGCCAACGACTTCTGGCGGACGGCCTGCCGATGGTCGAGTTCGGCCAGACAACAAAGAACTATCACCCTGCCATGCGTGAGCTGGAGCAGGCCTACGTCGGAAAGCGCATCCAGCACGGGAACGACCCTGTGCTGAATTGGTGCGCTTCGAACCTGATTGCGCTGAAGGACGGGAATCTGAACATGAAGCCGGACAAGAAGCGGTCGCCGGACAAGATCGACGATATGTCGTCGTTGCTGATGGCCGTTGGCGTCAGCATGCCCGTTGAGGTCAGCGATGACGCCGGCGACTTCATCAACGATCCGGTGATGGGATGAAGACGAACCCTGCCCCTGGCAAGCTCAAGGCGGCGGTACTGAGCTGGCTTGGCATTCCGATCAAGCTGACGGACTCCGCCTTCTGGGCAGAGTGGTCGGGTACATCGTCATCTGCCGGCGTTCCCGTAAACGAGCAGACCGTAATGAAGCTGTCTGCGGCTTGGTCATGCGTGAGGCTGATCTCCGAGACCCTGGCGACGCTTCCGTTGTCGATGTACGAGAAGGCGAGCTCTGGGAAGAGGCTCGCGACGAATCACCAGCTCCACTTCATTCTGCATGAGCAGCCGAACGCGGACACCACTGCGGCTGTCCATTGGGAGGCGTGTATCGCAGCAATGCTTCTGCGTGGCAATGCCCGATGCGAAAAGCTGATGGTTGGTGGTCGACTGGCGGGGCTTCAGTTCCTTCATCCAGATCGGCTCACCTGGTTCCGGCGAGGCGGGGTGAAGGTCTGGCGGTACACCGACGAGGAAGGGCGGCAACGCGAGATCGCGAACGAACGCGTATGGACCATTCCCGGCTTTTCTCTTGATGGCAAGGAAGGAGTCTCGGTGATTGCCTATGGCGCAGAGGTCTTCGGTGCCGCGATTGGTGCAGACAGTGCCGCAATCGGCACGTTCAAGCGAGGCCTGCTCCCAACGACCGCGATCACCTACCCCGGGACGCTGAAGCCGGATCAGCGTAAGGATGCCCGGGATGCCCTTGAGGCACTGAGCGGAGCGGTGAATGCCGGTCGTCCCGTTGTCTTGGAAGCGGGATCGGAGATCAAGAGCGTTGGCATAAATCCATCAGACGCTCAGCTGCTGGAAACACGCGCATTCTCGGTGGAAGAGGTATGCAGGTGGTTCCGGGTTCCTCCGTTCATGGTCGGCCATAGCGAGAAATCGACCAGTTGGGGGACGGGAATTGAGCAGCAGATGATCGGATTCCTCACCTTCACGCTGGGGCCGTGGCTCCGACGCATTGAGCAGGCAATCAAGAAAGACCTACTCACGCCGGCTGAACGGCTCCGCTACTACCCAAAGTTCGCCGTTGAGGGACTTCTGCGTGCCGACAGCGCGGGCAGGGCTGCGTTCTACGCCGCAATGGTCAACAACGGCATCCTCACCCGCGATGAAGTCCGTGAGCTGGAAGACCGTGAGCCGATGGGCGGCAACGCCGCTGTGCTCACTGTGCAGACCGCGCTTGCCCCACTTGACCAGCTGGGGCAGGTACAGGATGGCAACGCGGTACGTGCCCAGTTGCGGGCGTTCCTCGGCGTCTCCGATGCTCCGACCAAGGATTGATACATGACCACCAGAAGCATTCCGGGCGTTCCCAGTGGACGGCCGCAGATGGACGTGCGCAGCTACATCGCACCTTCCGCGTTCGACCGCTGGGATTCAAGCATCCGGGCCGCGGCTGAAGACGAGGGTGACCGGACCATCGGGATCTATGACGTCATTGGGGAGGATTGGTGGACCGGTGGCGGCTTCACCGCCAAGCGCATGTCGGCAGCCCTGCGCTCACTGGGAAAAGGTCCGGTGACGGTCGCGATCAACTCGCCCGGCGGGGACATGTTCGAAGGCTTGGCCATGTACTCCATGCTTCGCGAGCATCCCGGCGAAGTCACCGTCAAAGTGATGGGGATTGCGGCATCAGCTGCTTCGATCATTGCGATGGCCGGTGACCAGGTGCAAATCGCCCGCGCCGGCTTCCTGATGATTCACAACTGTTGGCTCCTGGCTGCCGGAAATCGGCATGAATTGCGAGAGATCGCCGATCAGCTGGAGCCGTTCGATCAGGCAATGGCTGACGTCTACGCCGCAAGAACCGGCGAGGACGTGAAAGCCATGCAGAAGCTGATGGACCGCGAGTCCTACATCGGGGGCAGCGCGGCCGTGTCGCAGGGTTTCGCGGATTCGCTTCTGGATTCTGACGAGATCGGCAAGGCCGGAGACACCAAGAATGCATCGGCAGTGCGCCGCATGGAGGCTGCGTTGCGGGCATCCGGCATGCCGAAGTCAGAGGCCATGCGGCTGATCAGCCAGTTCAAAGCCAGCGCGGGTGATCCGGCTGGCGGCGGTGAGGGAGATCCCACCGAACACGGTCCGCGCGACGCGGCCGGCTTTACCACCGTTGCGGCAAGGGCCGCAAACCTCACCAACATTCTGCAAGGAGCCTGAAATGGCACAGATTGACGAAGACATCAAGAGCATCAACGCAAGCCTGGACAAGGTGAACGATCAGCTGAAGAAGCACGCGGAGCAGGCCAAGGCCGATATTTCCGCGCACGCGCAGCTGTCCGAGGAAACGAAGGCCAAGGTGGATGGCCTGCTGGTCTCCCAAGGCGAGTTGCAGGCCAATCTGCAGGCTGCGCTGCAGGCTGTCGCCAAGCTTGAACAAGGTGGCGGTTCTCCCGCCAAGGCCATGACCATTGGCGAGGTGGTCGCCACCTCGGACGTGTGCAAGAACTTCAACCCCGGCATGCAGGGCAGCTTCACGGTCAAGGCCGCTATCACTCGCGAGGACGCATCTGCCGGCCATCTGGTCGAGCCGCACCGCGTTCCGGGCGTTGTTGCCACGCCCAATCAGCGGCTTTTCCTGCGTGATCTGCTGACCTGGGGAACCACCACCTCGGACAGCATCGAGTACGTCCGCGAGACCGGGTTCACCAACAACGCCGAGGTGGTGGCAGAGAATCCGGCGAACCCCAAGCCGGAATCGGATCTGGCATTCGAACTGGATTCGGCCAAGATCGCTACCATCGCGCACTGGATCCGCGCCTCCAAGCAGGTGCTTCGCGATGCCGGCATGCTTCAGGCGTACATCAACGGTCGTCTGATGTACGGCCTCAAGCTCAAGGAAGAGGCGCAGCTGCTGAAGGGCTCGGGTGTGGGGCTGAACATCAATGGCCTGTACACCCAGGCTACCGCCTACGCCAACCCCGGTGTGACCGTGCAGAACGAGACGGCAATTGACCGTCTGCGCATCGCGATGCTGCAGGTGACGCTGGCCGAGTACGAGGCGGACGGCATCGTTCTGAACCCGATCGACTGGACGACCATCGAGTTGTCCAAGACCACCGAGAATGCCTATTTGTTCGCCACCCCGCGTGGGTTGGCCGTTCCGGGCCTCTGGGCGCGGCCGGTCGTCGCCACCAAGGCGATGGACTTGGGGGACTTCCTCACCGGTGCGTTCAAGATGGGTGCGCAGGGCTGGGACCGGGAGCAGGCCAACATCACCGTGTCGAATCAGGACCGCGACAACTTCGTGAAGAACATGGTGACCATCCTGTGCGAAGAGGATGTCGGACTGTCTGTCTTCCGCCCCGAAGCGTTCGTCAAGGGCGGTTTCGAAGGTCTTCCGGTGGTCGACGGCGCGGGCGCTGGCGGCTGATTCTTCCTGTAGCGCCGGTATCCCCGACGCTGCAACCAATCTAGGAATGCAACGATGGTCAAGGTAATCGCGATCAGTTCATTCGAGCACCAGGGCCGCCGCGCCCGAGGTGCCGAGTTCGAAGTTTCACCCCAGCACGCTGATCTGCTGCGGGCACGCGGCCTGGTGAAGCTGGGTGGGAATGCCGTCGAGGGTGATGCCGCAGATTCAGCACCGGGCACCGGCGGCGGTGGCAGTGCGGCGGATGGTGGCACCGCCGCGGGCAAGGTGGATGGGGCACTCCTGATTCGACAGAAGATCCCCGACGCAGTCGCGGCGATTTCTCAGGTATCAGATAGGACGGTGCTTGAGGCGGCCCTGACTGCGGAGAAGGCGAAGGGCGACAAAGCACGTGCAGCTGTTCTGGATGCGATCGACAGCGCCATGAAGGCTGCTGCCACGCTGACGGAGTAGACCCATGGTCATCGAAATCGCCGATGCCAAGCGGCATCTTGTGGTGATTCATGATCTGGATGACGAGCTGATTCTCAGCTACATCATGGCTGCACAAGACCACATCGAGCAGTTCATCGGGCGACCTGTGCCTTGGGCTTCCGGCGGGGCTACGCCGGAGCCTGTTCCTGTTCCGGAGTCCATCAAGCAGGCCGCACGCTTGCTGGTAGGGGATAGCTACGCGCAACGCGAGGGAGCCGACGCCAACCCTGCTGTGCGGCGGCTGCTGGATCCCTATCGCGTAAGTTGGGGGGTGTGATGGCTGGTCGTGGAAAGTATCGTCACCGCATCACCCTACAGGTGCCTGGGCCACAACGAGATCCGCTTGGAGGCGATTCGGATGCGTGGAGCGACTGGCAGCCGAACGTGCCAGCAGAGGTTGTACCGCTCTCTGGCCGTGAGTTCACTGCGGCGAGTGCTGAACATGGGCAGGTCACTGCGCGCATGGAGATCCCATATCTGCCAGGTGTGAACCAATCCATGCGGGTGGTATTCGACGGTTCCGTGTATGCCGTGAGGGCGGTTCTTCCGGATCCAACCGCACGCAGGCATATCACACTGATGGTCGACTCAGGGGTCTCCGATGGCTGAGCCGCTGAAGATCAATGGCATGGATGGCCTGTTGGCCAGCCTGAAGCAGTTGCCGAAGGAGCTGCAAGGGCGTCCCTTGCAGGTGGGCATGCGGAAGGCTGGCAACATCATCCGAGACGATGCCCGCCGGCGTGTGGTCCGCGCCAGCGGGTTCCTGGCAAAAGAGATCGTCGTGCGCCGTGCCAATGCGAAGAACAGGCGCATGGCGGGCGTATCCGGAGGCGAGTACTTCACGGTGGGCGTTCGAACCGGGAAGAAGATGAAGTACGCCAACACGAAGCGGAACCAGCGCAAGCGCCGAGTAGGGCGGCTGTACGTGCAAAGCGGGTGGGCGTACTACTGGCGGTTCCTTGAGTTCGGAACGAAGAAGATGGCTGCAAAGCCATTCCTGACGCCGGCAGCTGAAGCCACCGGGCCAAAGGTGGCCCAGACGATCATCGACGAGACGAGGGCAGCCATGGAACGGATCATGGCAAAGCGGGGCTGGAAATGATGGTTCCGCTGATTCAGGTGATCCTGCAGGAAAGCCAGGCGGTACGCGCCCAGTTCGGCGATCCGATCAGGGTGTGGCCCACGCAGGCACCGCAGGAGGCGGCGTATCCCTACGCCGTCTGGGAGGTCGTGGGAGGGTCGCCTACGCAGATGCTCTCGGAGACGCCGCCGGCGGACGGTTGGCGTGTCCGCCTGACCGTCTGGGGCAAGAACCTCACCCAGGCCAACAATGCGGCCGTGGCCATCCGCGATGAAGTAGAGCGGCGCGGCAGCCTGGAGAGCTACAACCCGACCCCCGACGACGACGACACCGGCGCTGCCGGGATCTCATTCGACGTTCGACTGCTGCAGCTGCGATAGGCGGCAGCCAGTCCCAACCATACCGCCGGCGAAAGCCGGTTTTTTTTGTGCCCGGATGCCGGGCCCCAAGCAGAGGCAGATCATGGGACAGGTACTCAAGTCCAAGCACACCCAGTTGTTCATCGCCATCGGCGCAGCGGAGGTCATCAAGGTGACCCGCGTTCGTTCGGTTGGCTTCCCCGATGGCCAGGCGTCGGAGATCGATATCTCTGACTTCGACGATGACTGGGATCAGTTCGTGGCCGGCCGTAAGGCCACCGGCAGCACCAGCATCGAGGTCATCTATGACTCGGTGGATTCCGAGGCGCTGGAAGAGCTTCACCGCACCGGCGAGGTGGTGAACTTCCTGGTCACCTCGCCCGCGTCGGAGACGGCCGGCGTGGCAAAGCCCGTAGCCGTGGATGGCGTCATCACCCCACCGACCACTGTGGTGAGCAAGCAGTTCAATGGCTTCGTGCAGAACTTCGCGGTCACGGTCGCGGACAACGACGTCTGGAAGGCGACCCTGACCATCCGCGGCTCCGGCGAGGTTGTCACCCACCGCCCCGAGCCGTAATCCCAGGAACGGCTGCCTCTCTCTTTGGCCCGCTTCAGCGGGCCTTCTCTTTTGGCAGGGCGCGCGGAATCTCCGCGTGTTAGCCGTGCGCGGCCCGCGCGCCTTGCCGCCTTTCAAGGAAACGGCCAATGAGCAATACCAACAACGACCAGGTGGCGGGCGAGCAGAAGCCGCTGAGCGTGCTTCAGCTGTTCACCAGCGCGGGTGTGTTTGCACCCAAGGATGTACAGCCGGACACCGTCGAGCTGCCGGACGGCACGAAGGCGCAGATCTACGTGCGTGCGCTTCCGGATACCGAGTTCCGCTCGCTCTGGGGCAGCGGCGACCGCGCAAAGCTGATCGCAGCCACGATCTGCGACGAGAACGGCAAGCCCGTGATGTCTGCAAAGCAGGCGGGTGAGCTGAAGGTGTCGATGGCGGCGAAGCTTCAGGAGATTGCCCTGACGCACTGCGGCATCGGCAAGAAGGCCGAGGCCGAGCAGGAAGAAGCGGGAAACGAATAAGGAAACGCGGCGAGGACTGGTTCTGGCACGTCCTCGCCGGGCACCTGCACCGAACCGTGGCCGAGCTGCGGGCGACGATGCCCCGCCGGGAGTTCCTGCACTGGTGGGAGTTTCACAAGCGCAATCCGATTGACCCCGTGAGCCAGTTCCAGAAGCCGGCCGCGTTCATCGCGTACATCACCGCTGCTCATAGCCAGGGCGGAAGCAAGCGCGGCATGCAGGACTTCCTTGACACGCTGGTGCCGCGATCCGACGAGGACGAGGCGCAGGAATGGTTCGACTCACTGTGATGACCTATGGCTGATACCTTCGGGCGCTTCGCCGCTCTCCCTATTGGACCGATGCTGGCCGCCCGCGATGGCGGCCTCACCCTGACCACGACCGGCCCCGCCGACCTCAACAGAATGGCGCGCTCGGACCTTTCCCAATCGGAGGGCACCGTCGGGGTTGAGTTCGCCGCCTGGGGCGAGGATGAAATGGCCGTCGTGGTTGGGATCGTGAGCGAGTCCGCTCCACTGGACGCCTACCCTGGAGCGACTGCCGGCGGGGTGGGTTGGAATCTGGCCGCCGGGCGGCTGATCGTCAACGGCAGCGCGGCTGTGGTCGGCTTGCCCTTTGTCGGCAGAGGGGACATCGCAGGGCTGCTGGTTGAAATTGGAACGCCCAACCAGCTGAAGCTGTATCGCAACGGCGAGCTGGTCCATGCGTCTGAGTTCACCATGGCCGGGCCGATCTTCTTTGCCGCGGCCATTGCGGCGACGGAAGCGGGCGGGTTAAACCTCGCCGTGAATGCTGGCCAGTGGGGCGCTCGCAGCCCAGCGGCATCGGCAGGCTGGCGTATCTCGGCCCCAGCGTCGGAGGTGATCCGGATCTCCGACATGGACTGGCTGACCGCGCCCGGCGACTTGCCCAGCAACGCTCGCTATGAGGGCGTGCTGTCTGAAGGCATCAGCTTGATCAGTGAGATCAACTTCTGGCCGTGGGGCGGTGAACCTGCAAGCCAAACTGGCGGGGCCGAGTGTGTGGTGCTGGATGCGGAGGGATTGCTGGATGACCTGGCCGAGCGCGGGGTAGCCGGCATTCCAGTTCAGATCCGGATGGGTGAAGAGCAGGGGATGCTCAACGACACCTGGGCGGTGTTCCGATTCAGCCTTGACCGCGTGGAAATCAACGACGACGGGGCGAAGACCTTGTTCTTCAAGGACGCCCATGATGCGCTGGATTCGACCATTGGCCGCGGCGTGTTCCTTCCCAACGTCGCGGCCTTGGCATGGAAGCCGCAGCCCGTTGTGATCGGGGCTGTTGCCAGTGTCCCGGCGATGGGGGCCAACTCGGATGGCACGGCCATGTTTGTGGCCGACAGCCAGGTCTATGCCGACGTCGTGATGGATCGCGGCGACATCATGGAGTCCGGCACGGTCAGCGTTTCTCCTGACGGCCAGCAGCTGATCATGAAATCGCCGCCGGTGACGCCGGTAGTGGCGGACCTTTCGAGCATAGGTCCAGGCCAACAGCCCGCCACGCTGCAGCAGGCGATGGCCGACATCATGGGCCGGATTGGCGTGACGGCCTGGGCTTCCGCCGATTGTGCCGCCATTGATGCCGCCTGCGGCTATGCCGGGGTGGGTTACTACGCCGGGAACGCGGTCACCGGGCGTGACGCCATGAACGCAATCCTGCCCAGCTTCAGCGCCGCGTGTTTCCAAGATGCCAGCGGCGTCCTGAGGTTCACTCGCGTTGTAGCCCCGGAATCGTTCACGGGTGTTCCCGCGTTCGAACTCGACGAGGCGCAGCTCTCTGAAGACCTGGTGCGTGTGCCGGACGATGCGCCGAACCTCACTCGTCGTATGGCCTACCGGCCCAACGCCCAGGCATTGACGCTGTCCGACCTGGTGACAGATGTCGTCGATGTTCCCCAGTGGAGGCGCGACGAGCTGGTCGGACTGTTCCGGGCACAGGTGTACGGTGCGGGAGCGCTCCATCCTCACTACCGCAGGGCTGACGCCGCAGACCCGGTGATCTCCCTGTTCTGGCACGCGATCGATGCCCAGGCCGAAATTGATCGCGTTGTGGCGATTTATCGCGAGCAGCGGTTCTTCTATCGCCTGGTCGTCAGGGGGGACCAATCCCTTGCCCCGCAGCCTGGTCAGATAGGCCGAATTGCCTACGGTCGCTACGGATTGGAAGCAGGGAAGCTGGTGCTGGTGCGACGGGTGGAGCGCAACCCCACCACGGGGGACGTGGTTCTGACGGTGTGGGGGTGATGGGATGATGATTGGATTCGGGCTTCCGCCGCAGTCGGTAGCCCTCGCCGGCGGCACTTGGCTCACGGCGGATGGTGGCGCGGCGCTGTTCGACGGCAAGCCGGCGCGGCGGGCACGCATCGCCCGCAGCGGTTCACTGGCAATCAGCATCGTGCTGGACCAGGCCATAGTGCCCGGCATCATCGCGGTGCTGGGCACAAACCTACCGCCGGGCACTCCCATCACCGCTGCCGGCGCGGCCGGCGTGACGGTCAGGCTGCCCGACAGCAGCGTCTGCGCCTGGCTGTTTCCGACAGGCGGTGCGCTGGTCAGCAGCGTGGCGGTCGAGATCGATACGGTCGTGACGAGCGTTGAGATCGGCGAGGTCGCTGTGTTTGCGGCGGTCGACGTCGGCATCAAGGACGGCTGGGCGGTAACCATCGTGGACGACAGTGCCCACACCCGGACCAAGGGCGGGCAGCTCAACACGGTGCCAGGGGCGACCTACCGCCGCCTGACGGCCACGCTGAGCGGCCGGCCCACGGAGGTGGCCCGCAAGGGCGGGCTGTCGGGCATGGACTGGGAGACGGTCGCACATGCCATGCGCGGCCGCCGCCGGTCCTGCGTCATCCCGCAGTACCGCGACGTGGCGACCAAGGCATTTGACCCGCTTCTGGCGGCGCGGTCCGCCATCTACGGCTACGCGAGTCAGCTGCCAACCCTGGAGAACATTCAGCGGCAGTACTTCACCGGCTATCTGGAGTTCGAGGAAATCCCCGCATAGGCTGGCTGGCTATCAGAGTCGGTGACACAATCGGCCCATTTCTTGGGGGGGCTGTATGGCAAAGATTGTGAAAGAAGTCGCATTTGTGAATGTGGGAAGCCTGATCCAGCTGGTCGGTGTTGGATGCTTCGCGATTGGAATTTTCTTCGGCGGGCTCGGGATGATGCTCGGACTCGTTTTGATGGTGATCCTGCTTATTGTTGGGTCGAGCAAGTCGAAGCAGTACCGATGCAGCAACTGCGGGAACCATCTGGCCGACTCAAAGGTGAAGCGATGCCCCTCATGTAGGGAGACGCTGGCATAGAAGTACAGTTACTTGGACATCGAATCTGACCGTTTCGATTCCCATCATCAAGCCCCGCACAAAGCGGGGCTATTTCGTTCTACGGAGACGATATGTCGCTTTACACCCTCACCGTCGATCTGCTGATGAAAACTGGGTCGTTCGAGAAGGACAGCGGCAAAGCGGCGCGCCAGTTCGAAAGGAATATGAGTTCCATGCAGGCCAGCGCAAAGCGAGCTGGCACCGCAATCGGAATTGCAATATCCGCAGGCGTTGCTGCGGGAAGCACCGCCGTAGTCAACTGGTCGAGGCAGATTACCTCCCTTGGAGTTGAGTACGACAAGCTGGCGGCGCTGTCTGGCACCACGTCACCTATTTTTCAGCGGTGGGCAGCCGGAGCGCAGGCGGTTGGAGTGGCTAACGAGAAGTTGGCCGACATCTTCAAGGACGTTCAGGACAAGGTCGGCGACTACATCCAGACGGGTGGTGGTGCCATGGCCGACTTTTTCGACAACATCGCGAAGAAGACGGGTGTCACCGCAGAGCAGATGCGCAAGCTGTCCGGGCCGGACGCACTCGGCCTGTTCTTCAGTAGCTTGGAGAAGGCCAACCTCTCGCAGTCAGAGCTGGTTACCTACATGGAGGCCATCGCCAGTGACTCCACGATGCTCATTCCTCTGCTCAGGAACAACGCTGCCGGCATGAAGCAGTGGGGTGACGCGGCCGAGGCAGCTGGGGCGATCATTGATGGATCGACGAGCAAGGCCACCGAGCGCCTACGGAAGATCACCCTGGAGGCCGATCTGGCTTACCAGGGTCTGAAGGTGAGCGTGGCCGATGGTGCACTGCCGGCGCTGGCTGACCTCGCGGAGCTGATGAACAGTGCCGACTTCCGCGATGGTTTTGGCTCTGCAGTTCGGGCAATCGCCGAGGTCACTGCGCAGATAGCCAGGCTCGGAAGTACGACTGCTCAGGTCACGGGATTTGTCGCCGAGGAATTGGCGGCTAGGCTGACCGGACCGAATGCAGAAGACGTTGTCCGGGTCGAAGAGCGCATCGGACGGCTGAATCGAACCATTCAAGCGGTCCAGAAGTCCCGAGGAACCATGGGTCTCTCGCTGTTGAATGCCCAAGAGCTGATCCCATCCGATCTTCTCAGCACGAACGAAACCGTCGTCAAGCGTCTCCAGAGCGAGGTGGCGAAAGAGCAGGCGAAGCTAGCGTTTGGCCGCCAGCTGCAGGTTGAGGCGGCCAAAGCGGCCGCTGCCGCGGGTCAGGCGGCAGCCAGCGGAGACGTCGACCGACTGGCCTACAGCGGCACGGGCAACATCGGCAAGGCAGGGCGGGAGAAGGCGGCGTCCGAGGCAAAGCGCTTGGCCGACGAGCAGAAGCGACAGGCCGAGTCCATCGCCCGCTACCACCAGCAGGCCGAGGAAGCCGCCGGCGCAATGAATGGGCCGCTGGCAGCGGCCATGGCCAAGCACCTGGGCAACATGGCTGAGTACAACAGCCTGTTGGCCGAGGGGAACATCGCCCAGGCTGATGCCAACGTGCTGATGGGCCAGAGCGCCACGGAGTATGCGAAGGTGGCGGCGGAGGTCGAGGCTGCATTGGGTGGCCCCGAGGCGCTGCTGGCGACAATGGATAGCGAGCTGGCAATGCTTGGGAAGGTCGGTCGCGCCCGCGAGCTGTACCGGCGGCAGCTGATGAACGAGCGCGAGATGCGCGAAGAGTTGAAGAAGGCCATTGAGGCTGCCGGCAGCAAGGAGGCTCTGGCGCTGTCGAAGGGTGTGGCGAGCTACGAAGAGTACGAGCGAGCAATGCTGGCCGCCGCCGATGCGTCGGCTGCCCTTTCGCTGCAGGTCGAAGAGGCGGCCGCCAATGCAGAGGCGTTCGCCGGCGTGCTGGTGGGTGGCGTGAGTGATGCGGCGGACGCAATGGCGTCGTTCCTCGCTGGCGGGCTGCGTGACTTCGACAGTTTCTGGGATGACATGAGCGATGTTGCCAAGCGCGGCTTTGAGGACTTGGCCCGCGAGATGCTGCAGCAGAAGATCGTGATCCCGATCCAGACCAAGATCATGGACGGCATCAACAGCTGGGGCAGCCAGGGCAACGGCTTCAGCATGGACAGCCTGATGGGGCTGTTCGGTGGCAACGGCACCGCCGGGGGCGGCCAGAACGTGGGCAACCTGGCCGGCCTGCTGTCGAAGGGGCAGGGGCTGTTCAGTGCCGGAGCCGGGGCCGCCAGCGGTAGCGCGAGCGCCGGCACCATGATGGGCTTCGGCAACAATCTGGCTGCCTTCACCGGCGGCACTGCGGGTGCTGCGAGCGGTGCCAGCGGTGCTGCAGGTGTTGGCGCGGCCGGTTCGTCGGCAGCCGCGGCCGTCCCGATCATCGGATGGATCATCGCCGGCATGATGAAGAACGCAGAGCTGTTCGATCAGGGCTGGGACATCGCCAATGGTGAGAGCTGGGCCGGCAAGATCGCCACGGCCGGCGCGGTCGGGTTTGCGGATAAGGGCTTCCGCGCGCTGGGCTTCAACGACAAGACGGCCTCGATCCTCTCTGGATCCAGCATCCACGCCAAGCTGTTCGGCCGCAGCGCCCCGAAGATCACCGGGCAGGGTCTGATCGGCGATTACGGGTTCGGCGGCTTCGACGGCCTGACCTATGCGGACGTGAAGCAGAAGGGCGGCCTGTTCCGCAGCGACAAGAAGTGGACCCAGTACGGGGCCGTTGACCCGGGTATCGACCGCACCTTCGACATGACGGCCCGCCAGGTGCGCGGCGCGGCCACGGATCTGGCCAAGCAGCTGGGCGTGGACCTGTCCAGCCAGCTGGCCGGGGTCAAGGTTTCCCTGGGCAAGCTGCAGCTGTCGTCGGACTCGAGCGAGGCCAAGGCGCAGCTGGAGGCCTATCTGGATGACATGACGGAGCGGCTGTTCACGGAGGCGGTGAAGGCTTCCGGGTTCGGCGGGCAGTTGGATGGGTACTTCGAGGCATCGGACACGTTCGCCGCGCTCAGCGCGTCGATCGCGCTGGCCGTGGGCAACGCCGACGAGCTCGGCCGCGCGCTGAATGGGATGGAGGTCGAGAAGGTCAACAAGGCCGTCGACTACTTCCAAGACCTCGCCAGCGTGGCAGGCACGGACCTGGCCACCCAGGTGGAGAAGGTCAGCGGGCTGCTGGGCAGCTACGCCAGTCTGATGGCCGACGTCAGCACCCAGCTGATGACTGCCAACCTGACCAGCTACCAGTCCCAGGCGCTCGCGGTGGAGCGCACATATCGCCAGCAAGTGAAGGCGGCCAACGATTACGCCAAGGCGCTCGGCCTGTCCGGGGCGCGGGCGGAAGACCTGGCCAAGATCGAGGCGTTGCGTGCCACCAACATGGGCAAACTGCAGGCCCAGATCGACGCCGAGAAGAAGGCGATGCGGTACGGGCTGGACATCAGCGAGCTGTCCCCGCTGACCGACCAGCAGAAGCTGCAGGAGACGATGAAGGAGTTGGAGCGGGCCGTGGCCGGCGGCGACAGCGGCGCGGCGCAGGCGGCCGCACATGCCGCCCTGGGCTTCGGTCGGAACCTGTACGCCAGCGGCAAGGACTACAACGCCCTGTACGGCCAGGTCACTGGCCTGATCGACGGCATGAAGGTTGGCGACCTCAACATGGAAGACGGCACCAGCATGGGACAGCTGGCCGATGCCATTGAGGCGCTGCCCGACAACTTCAGCCGGGCGGTGTTCGACCTGGTGGTGGATCAGAACGGTCAGGCCCAGACCACGGCAGCAGTGCAGCAGACGAATGCGATCCTCAACGAGCTGACGAACGTCCAGCGAGCGCTGTTGTCCATAACTACCCAAGGCGTGCGCAACAGTAGCAGCGCCACGCTGCGCGAGTCGTTGAACGCGAGGTAAGGAGTGTCATGCAAAGCAGGAAAGTCACCCTGATCGACATCGGGGCAGGCGGCTTGCCGGTGGTCACGCCGGCACAGCCGCGCCAGTCGTCATGGTTCCCTATCGTCTACGTTTCGCCGGATACGCCCCCTGTAGAGGGCGTCATCCCGAATCCGGTGGCCGATGGGGTCCTGATCGAGTGGGACGCCGTAGATCAGGAGGGGGTGATCTACATCATCGAGCGAGGTCCAACGGATGCAGGTCCGTGGACCGAGATCGCGCGTGTGGTGGAGAACCGCTATCTCTACAGCGACGGCAGCGGTCAGCAGTGGTACTTCAAGATCACGGCGAGCGTGCGCGGCAAGCCGGGGCAGGGCACCATCGTGGTGGCCACGCCTCCTCCCACGGTGCAGGAGATCATTGATCTGTTCGCCGAGCAGGCCAAGCTGGCTGCGGATATGGCTGCTGGCTTTGCCGGGCAGGCGGCTCAGATCGCCAGCTTGGAGGCGGCCCTGTCTGCAGCGGATTACGATCCGGCCACCGGGTACAACCCCGGCGCGGTGGTGAAGTGGGAGGGTGGCCTGTACTATGCTCTGGTCGAGACGCTGGGCAACCTGCCATCGAACACCACATACTGGCGCAAGATCGGTGAGTATGACAGCCTGGCAGAGGCCGTTGGTGCGCAGGCACTGCTGATCGCAAACCAGCAGACTCGCATCGAACAAACCGAGGAAGAGCTGGCGGTAGTCGCCGAGCGGGCGGATGCGGTTGCCGCGGCGCTGCCAGGAAAGGCGGATGCATCGGCGTTGGAGGCGCTTTCCGGTCGAGTGGCTGAGACGGAGGATAGAACCGAGGCAAACGCCCAGGCCATCGAGTCAGCCAACACCGCACTGGCCGGCAAGGCCAGCTCAACAGCCCTCTCTGCCCTGTCTTCCACTGTGCAGCAGCAAGGCGAGAGCATAGAAGCCAACGCCTTGGGCTTGAGCAGCGTTCGCTCACAGTTGGGCGGCGGTGGAAATCTTCTCAGGACAACCGAGTTCGTCGGAAGGAACGCGTTGGCTCCGTGGGCTACAGCCGCGGTAACAGGTAACTGGCAGCGCTCAGATACGTTTCTACAGGACTCGCGTGTGCCTCCAGGCCTGATTGCGATGGCCATGTATGCAACGCCTGACCACGGCGTAGGCAGCTACCTTCAAACCTATCAGGACGTCCCTTGTGAAGGCGGGCGCACCTACATTGCATCGGCGTTTCTGCTGCCTTACTTTCTCAGGGCAAACGTCTCCCTAGTATTCATTAATGCCGCAGGATCAGGTGTAGGGCCGGCGTTCGATTCTGCATCAGCGACTGCATACACCCCCAACGGAAACCTTAGCGGATACACGCGCGTATTTGCGATAGGAGTGGCACCCGCGGACGCGGTTCGCGTAAGGGTCTCGATCTGGACGAGCAAGCTATCTGGAAGCGGATCCGATGCCGCCCTCTGGGTGCTCCGGCCCCAACTCGAGCAGGCGAGAGAGGGGCAGTTACAGCCGTCCCCGTGGCAGGCCAGTAGCAGTGGTTTGGACGAGAAATACGCGCAGGTAACGCAGGCGCTTGAAGCTCGCACGACAATCAATGAAAACGGGCTCGCGTCGTACTTCGCCAGCTGGACCATGTCGCTGGACGCGAATGGTCGCGTAGCCGGCATCCGTTCGGTGAATAACGGCGCGACCAGCACGATCGATTTCCTGTTCGACAAGATCCGCTTTGTCTCACCTGGTGTTGGGCGTCGAATGGAGTACAGCGGAGGTCATTTCACCGGCTACGACGAAAACAATAGGCGACGGTTCCGGCTCGGAACGTGGGATAGCTGATGCCAACTGGACTGCAGTGTTGGGACGAGACCGACACCCTGACTGTCGATATCACAAGCCGCATGACGCGGCTACTTGGATATGTGGACCAAGGAACTGGCGGCTCACGCCAAGAGCCTGCTTTGGCTCAGGGGATTCCGTTCGTGCTGCCGGTGCTCGATCAAAATGGATTGATGTATCCGCAGGACATCTGGGTGCCTACGGTCAGCGGAACGACAGTCAGCTGGGTAGCAGCGGCGCGATTCTTCTATGGGACGTACTGATGCCAGCTGGATTCGAGTTCGTCAACATCAATGAAAACGTCATCATCGACGAGAAGTTCTTCAACTACGCATTCGTGTCCAAGCACACGCTGGTGTTTCAGGTGGCGGCTGGTCCAGTTACTGGCGGCTTCGGGCGACAGGCGTTCCTGACCGTCCCCGGAGACCGGCCGCTGGTAGCTGCAAGGTGCAGTAAGCCATTCACAGTGAGCCGCGCACGCCCGGTGAGCGGTGGATGGGAGTTCGGATGGATCAGCAGCAACTTTGGTGGTGCTGTCGCCGGTGACACTATTGAGGTGTTCGTCTTTGATCGACCGCCCGTGCGGAGCGGCCCAGGCTCTGGCCTTCAGGTGTTCGACGAGAACGAGCGGATCGTGTTCGATTCCCAAGATCGATACATGAGGGTTGTGGACGCGCGCACCTTGCAGGGAGCGACGCCCTCCGCGAACGTCAATCTGGGGCCGGGCTCATACGCGCAGATCATCACCATTCCCGGATTCAGGTGGACGGGTACGCAGGCATCACCTAGCGCCGACTGGCAGTGGGCGTGCTTTGCTGGCTTGCTCACGTCCAACGGGAACGGCTACAGCGTGGCGCAGGGGACAACTGGGGAGGGGTCCTATGCCTTCTTCGGCAATCCAGCGCCCCGCGCTATGAGTGACCAGATGCACATCATGACGGTGAACGTGGCTGGATACTGAGGTCGATAGAACAATGACACTACTGAGCGAGAGCAGCATGTTCGGAACCCGCGTTGAAGCGGTGGCACCACGCATCACCATCGACTGGAACCCGTACACGAACGACGGTCCGGTTTCCTTTCACTTCGAGAAGCTGACAACCCAAGCGGCTGGAACTGTTCTGGAGCGCACGTTCCTTGGCGTGTTACCCGCGCAGATCAGTGCGCTCTTGGCCGAGACGTACACGATCACCGATCCGACAACGGGCGAGCAGAGCCAAGAACCCGGCTGGAAGCTCATGGCGATGATCAAGGCCGCCACAGACGTTGTTTACGCGGCAGCCAGTCAGCCCGTCACGCCACCTGATCCAGCAGTGTAGGCACGTTGTCCCGGGGGCTGTTGACCGCGCGGTTGACGCGGTATGCCTCCATTGGCGGAACGTCGGCCGCCAGCAGAATTGCCATGGCTGCATCAGCTTCTGCGGCCATCCCTTCCTCGGCCTGACCAGCCGGAAGTCACACTGGCATGCGGTCGTGAATGTCGGCGGATAGCCCAGTCGAGTTAGGTTCTGTTAGCGAGCAGAAGCAGGTCGCGACGCTGCTGGTCATCCAGCATTGTTGCAAGTTCCTTTCGTAGTAAGGTCGCCACCTGGGGGCAGGAGGGGCAGGTGAGCTCCGAGGTCACCCCATCATCTTCCAGACCCGCGGAAGGCGCGAACGTACCTCGCTCGCCGCACCGACAGCAGGTGGCGTCAAAGGATTGAACCGACTGGATCTCGCCTGTCCGGCGCAAGATGGTCGCGAAGACGCGATGAACCCTAAACAGAGCTGAAAAATCGTCCGACATTGGCTCACGCTTCTCCAAAGGGCTAAACGCGGTAGCAACTCTTGTTGCGCCGCCAGAAGCGTTGTGGTTTCCACTATACGTACTTTTCCCACTCGGAGGTGAAGATCTATCGACATGGGGTACGCCCGTGCTGATTTCTCGCGGCCTTAACGACGCAAATTGCAGATTTGGTGTCAGTGAGGGGGAGGCATCTCGCCCCACTGGCAGCATCAGCCCCGCTGCCTTCCTGGCCGCTTTACCGGATGCGCTGGCTATCCGCCGCTGTTCCCTCAGCAGCTGGTGCATCCGGGGCCAGGCTTTCGGCCGGCCCGACCTCTCGCAGGATTTGAGACGGCCGTCCGTAGGATTGCGCGCCATGCTCCCTCCAGACTTCCGCTGGCATGCCGTTGGCACCGCCACCTCCGACAAGCCCAACCAGCTGTTGCTCGACTCTGTCGAAGTGGCCCGACTATCCCAACGCGTCGATGACCACACCTGGTGGATCAGCCTCAACAATCAGCGAGACAGGGAGCTGCGGAAGCGCAAGCTCTGCAGTGGGTATGAGCAGGGCAAGCGTGGCGCGGAACTCTGGGCCGAGCGGCACCAAGACCGTCTCCGGGCTGAGGTAGATCGCTATCTCCAAGGATTGAAGATCAAGAAGTCGCCGATGCTGTAGCCGGAGCCTGTAACCGGTTTCGGGCAGCGGGCCTCGGCTGTACTATGTGAAGACCGGGTGAGCTGAGGCGAAGTGCGTGAAGCGGAAGTACTGGTACGTTTCTGAGGACGAGGGGGCCTGGCGTGTCAGGGAAGGTTGGCACGGCCTTGATGACGATCTCGGGTCCGGCCAAGATGCTAAAAGCGATGCGGTCCGTGAAGCCTGTGAGCAAGCCAAGAAGCGCCACGAAGAAACCGGGGCACCCACGGGGGTTCGGGTCCAAGGCTTGGACAGGCGCTGGTGGGATGAGTTCGCCTACGGCGATGAGAGCTGACGGTCCATCTTCACGCGTAGCTCACTGATATGCCGTCAGATTCGCCGCCAGTGCCGTCGCCCAGCAGTGGGGCTGAGCGTGATGTGCACCCTGGCAGCTCAACCCGAATGCGTGGTCAACCCCCGCCGACTCCCTCGGCTTGTCTGCGCATTCGGGGCCAGGTCTCTGTCTTTGCGGTTATGTGGGAAAGCTGTCCGTAGGATTGCTCGCCATGCCCCATCCCGACTGCCGCTGGCGTGCCGTTGGCACAGCCACCTCCGAAAAGCCCAACCAGCTGCTGCTCGACTCTGTCGAAGTGGCCCGTCTGTCCCAGCGCGTCGATGACCACACCTGGTGGATCAGCCTGAACAATCAGCGGGACCGAGAGTTGCGCAAGCGGAAGCTTTGCAGCGGGTATGAGCAGGGCAAGCGTGGCGCGGAAGTCTGGGCCGAGCGGCATCAGGACCGGCTCCGGGCGGAAGTAGACTGCTATCTCCTAGGATTGAAGGTAAAGAAGCCGCCGATGCCGTAACCCTGCCTGTAGTCGGTTTCACGCAGCGGAACTCGTCCGTGGTGGGGGGAGTTCGCCTACGGGAATGAGTAGGGCGGCGCTGGCCTATGAGCCCATTTGGGGTTGTCTGGCACAACGTCGCGGTTAGGCTGAAGTCCGACCTCAGGCTAAGGTCAGGTCTCCGACCAGGGCAGTGGTGCTCGGCGGATATTGCCATTAGCATGAGCCGTCGGTCTGTTCAGCCGTACCGCGTCCCAAGAGGGCATTACGAGCTGAGCTAGATCATTCTCACATGGACTGTTGGGGGTGTTCGGTGCAAGAAGAAGGGGATGATGTTGCCTTGGTGCCTATCCGATACGATGGTGGTGATGCCGCACGACATCAGATTGAGCTAAACGTCCTGGGGGAATCTCTTCAGGGGATGGCACGCATATTGTCTGTGACCGGTAATTTTGCAGCGACAGGGCAATATGTGAAGCAGTACCAGGCTATGGATGTCAAAGTACTGGTTAAAGAACCAAAGGCCAACTGTTACAGGATTGACGCGCTCATCCAATTCGCGCAGCAGCATCAATTGTTCAGCGGCTCAGTAGCGCCAATTGTGGCAGCTCTTGTTGCGTGGATTTTTAGCCGAGCGGCCGGGAATAAGAATGAAATGAAAATGCTCAAAGACGCTCTGGACAAGGTCTTGGCGATGCAGAGCGATAACCAAGATCGCCTTCATGGAACGCTGGAAAAGATGGCGGAGGCGCTCCGCCCCGCGGTTAGGCAGGCTGTCGCGCCTGTCGGGAAGTCTTGCACCAGCATGACAGTTGGGGGCGGGTACGTCGTGGACGAGGCGAAGGCCGAAGCTATCCGATCCGGCGGTGACGTGGAGGTCGGCGAAGAGAGGGTCTGGGAGCTTACGATTTCTGAGCTGGATCGAGAGACGAGTTCGGCTAAGGTGCGGTTGGCCGATGACGATTCGAGGAGAGTGAGGGCCAAGATTACCGATCCCTTGGGCGCAACTGTCCCTAGTCCCTACGCTACTGCTTTGGCAAGTGGCGAGCAAATCAAGGTTAAAGCTAAGGCAGTAGTGAAGGATGGCGAGCTCGACTGTCTCTACATCAGTGACATTGTGGTGGGTTAAACCTTGTCGGGCCTACAGTCCCCACGAAGTTCTTGGATGTGACGGGTATCCATGTGAGTGAAGCGGAATTCTTCCTGCCAGCATCAATGCGCCAGACGGCGTTCGTTGAGCTGATTGGGGACGCAGTGAGCTTCTATCGGCTTGCGAGAGACTCGCGCTCTGCGGACCATGCGCATCGGTTCGCGAGACAGTCAATTTTTCTTTCAACGCTAACTATGGAATGTGCGGCCAATAACCTTTTATGGGCAAGCTCCGTCGGATCTTCGCTAAGGAATGACCTAGAAAAGCTATCGACCGTGTCCAAGATCGATGCTTGTCTCGAGCTTCAAGGCAAGCGGCTTGATCGAAGTCGAGTTGAAGTGCAGTGGGTGAAGGAGCTGATTGCAGCCAGGAACGACTATGTGCACCCGAAAGTCGTCACCTTTGAGGCTGAAGTGGGACTGCCTGAAGATGGTGGGGATGAGTGGATTATGCCTCTAAAGTTCCCGGCTCATATTCGAAGCGGCTTGGGCATCCCTAGGCATGCAAACCTTTGGGATTACTCAGCCGCCCGCCGTGTACTTTGTTGCATCACAGCATTTTACCAGTACTTGATCGACGACCTGATCGTGATGGACCCTCGGGATCTCCAACGCACGTTTTCCTCATTCATTGATCTTGACGGCAAGCCCTTCGCCGCAATCACAGGGCCAGCTGGGGCAATCCTCGAAGAAGATGACGAGGGGCTGAATTACTCAATCTATCGAAGGATGATGGGTCGGCTGGGAGCGCAACTCGCCTCGTCCGGAGTTCCGCAATAG